GGCTCATGGGGTGGCCGCTCGGGTGGACCGACTTAAAGCCTTGGGAAATGGACAAGTGCCACAGTGCGCCGCAGAAGCGTGGCGCTTGCTGACACATAACGCATGCTATGCACCTCGGCAGGTGCATAGCACACAAAAAAGCCCGCAAACGGGGACAGACGCCGCCCAGCGGCAGCAGGAGTCGTGATGATAGCTACCACCGTCAATATAACCGACCGTCCGCCCAGCCCGGACCGCCAGCGACTCACCACCCTGATCGACTCCCTGTGCGGGGTCGGCCAGATAACCCCCGCCGAATATCTCCTCGATCCACGCCCACGCGATGCAGCGCTCGGCATCGCCTAGCCAGTGCAGCGCCGGATGCGGCACTGGCAGCAGCGACGGCAGATGCAGCGCGACAGCCAGCCACGGGGCTGGCGGTGGGTCGGCGCGGCATATGCGCGCGCGCGCATCCTCGTCCATCGCGCCTAGCTCCTGCAGCGCCCGCCAGACACCGCTGCCGGCCCGCGCCCGCATCGCGAGCGCTAGCGTGACCAGCGCCGGCCCCTGCGGCTCGCTGATGGACCACACGGCCACGTGTCGGCTCGGCCGCTCAGCCTCGGAGATGCGCCACAGCTGCAGCACGTGCTCGTCGTCGGCATCGGTGAGCATCACGACCCAGCGCGGGGCGACGTACTCGCACCACTGGTCAGGGTCGTCGAGGAACAGCTGCCGTTCTTCTGTGTGGGAAAGGACGCCTCCACCGCCGGCCTGCGTAGGCTCGTCGTGGGGGATCGCCGAGCCATCCGAAGGGGAGGGCGGTGCAGGCTCGGCGGTGGGGGCGTGTTCGAGGTTCACGCAGCGGCTTCCAGCGTCGCGGCATTCAGCCGCTCGACCAGCGCAGACACGATCAGCGGGAAGTCGGCGGCGCGGTACAGCTTCGCCGCGCGCTCGTGGCCGACGGGCTCAAAGCCGAGCTGAGACAGGCCATCGGCGGTGAGCGACAGCGGCGCGATGGCGGCGCAAATTTCGCCGAGCTTGACCTTCCGGGTGGAGCCGCCGGCAGGGATCGAACCTGCAACCGTGCCCTTACAGGGGGCCTGCTCTGCCGGTTGAGCTACGGCGGCCAGGGTGCCGGGTACGTCTCCGGCGCGGGCTTGCACCGCCGTCTCGCTTTCCCGATGAGCCTTCGGCTCGATGTTCGAGGGATTGCTCGGCAGCGGGTTCGCAGCGCGATGCTCGCGCTCGATGCGCTCCTGCTCCTCGCGCCGTATGCGATCGCGCTCGGCGTCGAGCCGTGCCTGCTCCTTGGCCTCGTGCTCGCGAACTCGCGCCGCGACCAGGTTCCGCAGGTCGTCCGGCCGCTTCGTGTCGCAGAGCGTGACGCGGTCGGGGAACAGGCCGGCGTGCTGCTGGTGCTCGGCGAGGATCGCGACGTTGGCGCGCACCTTCTCGGCGTGTTGGCTGGCGTCGATCTTCGCCTGGGCGACGGCAGCGTCTACGGCATCGCGCATGCTTTGCAGGCTGCGCAGGCCCTTGATTGCTGCGCCGAGGTTCATCTGCAGCGACTGCGGCGGGAAGAACCGGTGTTCTCCCATCGTCGCGTTGATCGAGTCGTAGTGCGCACGCACCGCGGCGGCGCCGGCGCTGACGATCTCGGCCTTCCGGTTCTCCTTCTCGGCCTTGACAACCTTCTCCAGTGCCAACCGCGCCTGCCTGATCGTTTCGGCAACGCTGTCCGCTGCGCGGAGCACGGCGTCAACGTCGGCCATCTGCGCCAGGGCGGCCCCCTTCGCTTCCTTGATTCGCGTCTCAGCCTCGGCACACGCCTTCACCGCGCCTTCTGCTTCTGCGAAGTCTTGGTCGTCCTGAAGGTCGTCGGGCTTTGGCAGTCGGGCAAGGAACGCATCGGCGTCGGCCCTGAAGGCATCGAGATTCGACGCCAGCACACGGCCTTCAACGCGCAGCGACAGGGCGCCGAAGCCGGTGACGTGGACAGGGGCTACCTGAGTGACCGGCTCCGCGTCGGGCTTGTACGCGGCCAGGTCAGCGGCGAACTGTTCCCAGCCGGCGACGATGCGGGCGCGCAGCTGCAGGTCCGGCTCGTACCAAGTGTGGAACTCAGCGATCAGGTTGCCGTCTGCGTCCCACTCGCTCGCCATGAACAGGCAGCGTTCGGCGCCGCTCGCGGCCAGCTGCTGCTCCATCTGGATCCTGTGGTCCTCGGGCAACAGCGCGCCGTCGCCGCACTGCTCTTCAATGGCCGCGAAAGCCTCGCGCAGCCGCTGAGACATCAGTTTGTGCTCGAAGATGACCGAGCCGTCCATGGTCATGCCGTCGAGCGATGCCGACAGCTTTCCGTTCGAGACAGTCGCCGGGAACAGCTCGTCGCCTATGATCTGCTCGGCCAGCGGGCGGGCCAGGGCCTCGGCGCGGTGGCCGCGGTCAAAGAGCCGCTGCGTGTCGGCAGACACGTCCTCGGCGATGCCGCTGGCGCGCGCGCGCAGCAGGTCCGCACGGCTGCGGTAGGGCGACAGGCCCATCATCACCGGCGCTTCAGAAGCCGGCCAGTGCTCGGCTCGGAACTGGTGCCACTCGTGGCTGTTCTGGATCAGGTTGTGGATGATGGTGCTCATTCCGGAATCTCCTCGCCGACTACCTCGGCGTCTTCGGCGTTCTGATGCTCGATGGCGAAGATTTCCGCCTGCTGCTCTGCGGTCAACGGCGCCTTGCTGCTGACGATGGCAACGATGTCGGCGGCCGACTTCCGGCCAGACAGGATCAGCTCGCGCCACTTCGGAAGGTTGGCGGCGAAGTCCTCGGCGCTGTAGCTGGCCGGGCGCTCAGGGCGGGCGGGCGCCGGCTTGGCCTGCTGTTCCTGCGGCGGCAAGTCCTGCGCTTCCTCGCTGACCAGCATTCCGCCCAGGGCGGCCGGGTAGACTGCTCGGATGCCCTCGGCGATGCACCTTGCGCGAAGCATGGCGCGCGGGTAGTTCTTCCAGTTGTCCTTGCCGGTGAGCCCAGCCTTCTTGGCCTGGTCAATCGTCCAGGTCATCCGCAGCGCGCCGCCGGCCTTGTGGCTGAAGGTGGCGTCGGCAGTTGTCTCCGACAGTTCGTGCCACTCGACGCTCCCACCCATCTGCTGGAAGCGTGACAGGACGCTGTGGGTCTTGCGCGCCGCACGCCCTTGGATGATGTCGTAGTCCTGCGTGACGGTTGCCGGGTGCTGGCCCTCGGCCTGGGCCACCAGCATCAGAGCCAGCGCTTGGTCGTGGTTTTTCATGCCGAACAAGCCGGAGCGAGCGATGGCGGCGGCCATGTCGTTCAGCTGCTCGAACGGAATCAGCGGCGCTTGAGCGCGCTGCGGGATTGTTGCGACTGCGTTCACTGCTCTCTCCTTCAGTGGATCGGTTCGTTCGGCCGGCGCACCACGCGCGCGGCTGTTTGTTCGGGTGTCTCGCCTTCGACCCATGCACGCTTTGCCTCGCGAGCGAGCTGGATCACGGTGACGTTCGCGTAGCCGTAGGCGCGGGCCAGCGTTGCGGCGGCATCGGCAGCGCGCGAACGGCGCAGCTGCTCAAGCAGGACGGTGGCCTCGGTGATGGTGTCGGCGCTCATGCGGCGTAGTCCGGGTAGTGCTTCGACAGGTCGATGTCGTCAGCATCGGGCGGGCCGCTTGCGTCGGGGTCGCGGAGACGCTTCGGCGGCAGCTTGTCGATGTAGTCGCCCAGCTCCTCGGCCATTATGCGGAGCGCGTCTTCCTTGGCCTGCGGCTCCAGCGCCCGCACCAGCCGCGACCCGCCTAGCAGGTAGTCGCCGTCAGCGGCATAGCCAGCCGCCTGGGCAACGCTGATGGCGATGTCGCGGTTTTCGTCCATGGCCTGAATCACCCACGGCGGGTGACGGATCAGCCGGCGGGCCAGTGCGTGCGCTTCGGCTGCGGCGCGCTCTTCAATGAACGCCTCGCGCTGGGCTTCGCGATCGCACTCGCGCTCGTAGGCCAGCAGCGAGTCGGCTACGGGGCAGGCGCTCATGCCGGCACCTTCCCGGTCCCGCCGCAAACCTTGCAGGGCGCTGCGCGTTTGCCGCCCGATCCGTGGCAGGCCCGGCAGCCAACCGTGGATCGATTCGACTGCGGCGCATGCTTGCTGTAGCTCGACATAAACGCATCCGCGTCTGTGATAGCCATCATTGCGGCGCACGGTGCTGAAATGCCGTTGGAAAGCAGGTCGAGGAACCGCTCTTTAGCGATCTCAAGATGCGCACTCATGCCATCACCTCCGCAGCTTCCTCGGCATCCATCAGATCGGCCAGCGCGAAGTGCGCTTCGATCAGATCAGCGAAGAGTTCGTACTGAGTCCGCTGCGCGTAATTCTCCGCGTGCGTCTCGGAAACAGCAGAACGGAACTCGGCAACAGTGCCGCTAAAGCATCCAGCATTGACGCGGATACCGATCTTGGCGTCACGGTGTGCGGTGATGTATCGGTGCGATTCGCCGATGCTTGGGCCGAGCACCAGATAGTCTCTGGTCTTTGCAATTCGGCCATCGCCGCAGACCAGCGCCGAGCCGCAGACCTGCGCCGAGCCGTAGACCTCCGCCGAGCCGTAGACCAGCGCCGAGCCGTAGACCCAAGCCGAGCCGTAGACCTGCGCCGAGCCGCAGACCCGCGCATTGGGGCCGATATATGGCGCGCTCATGCCGCCACCCATGCGGTGATGGCCTCGCACGCCGCGATCCAAGCGACGACCATCAGCGCCGTGACGCCAAACAGCGCCGCGCAGCTCTCGATCGCGTCGCCGATCAGCGCGTCCACCTCAGCGAGCCAGTTCATTGCGCCACCAGCCCGACGATGAGGCCCACAAGAGCCAGCACAACCAGCAGATTGCGCGGTGCGTTGCGCGCCCGCTGCCGGCTCACGGAGACACCGCCAGCGCCTCGGCCTCGGCGTCGAGCAGGCAGGTCAGCTGCAGTCCGCAGTCGCGGACGAACAGGTCTAAGGCGTCACGCTCGGGTCCGCTGACGACGCCCATGCGGGCAACGGCCTGAGCGTGGACGAAGTTCAGGGCGCGCCGCTGATCGGCGTACCACTTCCGGATGATGTTGCGGTCAGACGCCTGGACGAATGCCGGGCGCGTGGTGGTGGTGGTTGCGTGCATCGTCTTCTCCCAGGTCGCAACCGGCGACCGAGAAAAGACATTACCGAAAAGGGAATGCCTGTGCAATACCGTTTCGGTAGCGAACTGACAAACGGCGCCCGTCCAGTCTCAATTTCTGTGAGACTGGCCTACGAGACTAGGGAAAAGGAGGGGGTATGCCAGACAGAACGAAAGATGTTGTCGCCCTGTTCCAGCGGATGATGTCGGGGGAATTCAGCGCGCGCGCAAAGCGGCTCCAGGCTGCACCAGAGCTTCGGCTAGTTCCTGGGCAAAGGGACTGCTGTCAGAAAGCGAGCGCAGAGCTGAAGCCACGTCCGCGCCTTCAGCTGGTCGGTGAATCGCCATCCCGGCAGCGAACGCGCGCAGGCACGCCCTGAGTTCGTCCATTTCTTCTAGTAGGAGTTGCGCGTCATCCATGTGAGCGGCGCCAGACAGTGAGTCGAGCCACCCTGCCGGCTTGCCTGTTGCCTGCTCGATGGCGCGTGCGAGCTTGTGCCCGATCCCCTTTGGCGCCGAATCTGATACCCACTGACTTACTTTGGCCTGTGTCCAGCGCCCCGCGCCGAAGGTTTCGGCGAACCGAGTAGGCCCCCCGGCTTCCGCAACCAGAAGGCGGATCTTCTCTGTTCGAGAGGTCTTTGCGTCCATTGGCCTATGGTGGCCCGACACCTTCCGTCGGCCAATGACCGATTCGGTATTGCGCTCGCATTGCCGGTTCGGTAATGTTCGGTCATGGACCTGCATACATACATCACGCAATCAGGTGGGGTCGGCACTCTCGCCTGCCCTGTGGTGGCACGCATTGCCAAGAAAGCCGGCTGCTCGCCCGGAACGCTGTATCAGGTGTCCCGCAAGCTGAGGAAACCAAGTTGGCGCCTTGCCGAAAAGATCAGTGCCGCAACCAAGGGCGATGTCAGCAAGGCTGATCTGCGCGCCGACATTTTCGGCACGCCGAACCGGAAGCGCGCCTGACCCATGCACGACTTCCGCGGCAACGTCACTGACGAAACCCACGTCGTCCTTGAGTCCATCCGCCGCGTGACCGGCCGGACGCATCAGGACATTGCGCGCGACGTGCTGCACCAGTGGGCGGTTGATCGTCTCCATGAAGCCAGTCTGATGCATCGGCTTGCGAAGGCCGAGGGAATCGCCACGGAAGCTGACGGAGGCGAGCGGAAATGATTCGCCAAGCCCTGTTTGCTGCAGCGATGGCATCGGCCGGCGTGAGCATCGGCGAGCCCGGCATGGAGTTCGAGAACGCCGGCCGCGCCTGCATCGCGCTGACGGTTTTCACGGAGGCGCGCGGAGAACCGGTTGCCGGACAGATCGCCGTCGCCGAGGTCATCCGCAACCGCATCGCAGACAGCCGCTGGGGCTCTGACCCGTGCGAAGTGGTTGCCCAGCTGCACCAGTTCCACGGCTACCGCGACTGGCCGAGGCCGAGCTATCCATGGGACGTGGACCGCGAAGCCTGGGAGCTGGCGCTGCGCGTGACTGACGGCGTGATGCTCGAAGGCTGGTCGACCACCTGCGGCGACGCCACGCACTTCTGGCGCGGACCGACGCCACCCTGGGCGAAGGGTGCAGAGACGTGTGCGCTGGGCAATCACCTTTTCGCGGTGGTGCCGTGAGCGCACCCGGACGCGCACAGAAGATCTACTTGATCGATGGTGTTGGCTACACCATTCACCAGATCCGTGCGCGCCTGTCGCACGTTCCGCACAAGCGCATTGAGCGCAGGTTGCGGCGCGGATGGAGGACGTGGGCGCAGCTTGGCGCGGCGCGGATGGCGAATGGAGGTCCGAACGGCACTCCCTGGGCGATCTTCAGCGCGGACGCGCCGTATTTCGCCAGCAAAGCGACTATTGCGAAGCGCGCTGTGGAGCGTGAGCAATGACGCTTCCGCAGCTTGCTCAGAAGCATCTGCTTGCAATCAGGATGCAGCGGCATCTGCTGTGGCTGTCGTGGCGCGGGCCGGTTTCTGCTGGGCAGCTGGTGGCGAGGATCGGGGCATGAGCCGGCAGCCCTTCCCAACCCGCCGCATCCTGCTGCGCACCGAGCAGCAGCGCGAGATTGCGCTGAAGGCCCTGGCGACCGCGCCGCTTGACCAAGGCAAGCCGCTTGAGTTCGTCCTGCGCGAGGAGCAGAAGCAGCGAAAGCCCGACGCCAACTCCCGCATGTGGGCCGGCCCGCTGCGCGACATCGCCGAGCAGGCATACGTCAACGGCCGCACCTTCGCCGCCGATGTCTGGCACGAGCACTTCAAGCGCGAGTTCCTGCCCGAGGAGTTCGACGAAACGCTGTGCAAGGACGGATACCGGAAGTGGGACTACACGCCGGCCGGCGAGCGTGTCCTGGTCGGATCCACCACCGAGCTGACGCCGCGCGGCTTCGCCCTGTACCTGAAGCAGGTGGAAGCCTACGCGCAGACCGAGCTGGGCGTGCAGCTGCATGCCGCACCGAGGGATCGGGGATGAAGCCCTTCCGCCGCAAGCGCCGAGCCGGCAACCGCGCGCCGACCCAAGCCGAAGGCTTCCGCGTTGCCGCGGCCAAGGTCACGGCCTGCATCCCCTGTCTGGTGTGGGCTCGCGCTGGCCACATGCCCATGGAGCACGTCGCCAACCTGGCCGACTACAACCACTGCAAGAGCGGCAACGTCCGCCGCGGCCACGCCATGGGCTACGCCTGCTGTGGCTGGCATCACCGCAGCATCGTCGGCGAAGGCTGGACGCACGCCCAGATGCGCGAGCACTTTGGCCCGAGCCTCATGGACGGCTCGCGTCTGTTCCACGCCACCTACGGCAGCGACGACGAACTGATCGCGCTGCAGTCCGAAATCCTGGGAGACGCCGCCGCATGACCCCCGAATCCGAGATCGCTCGAATCATGGCTTGGCTGGACTCAGACCAGCGCCTGACGCCCGAGCAGGAGGCCGAGGCGCTGGCCGCTGTCCGCGCGCCCAGGGCGCCACGGCAACCCGAACTGGCGCTTGCGCCGCCCAACGAGCCGGCGGCTGGCTCGTGACCGAATACCGCCCCGGCTATGCACGGATTGGCCTCCGTGCAGAAAGCCCAGCCCTCGGGTTGCCGGGTAGCGGTTCTTGGAGAGGGACAGAGGTGAATATGGAGATATGGCAAAAATTTCAGGACTCGCCTGAATATGAGGTTTCCAATCTTGGCAGGATCCGCAGAGCAGGAAGAATTCTTTCTCCATTCAATAATGGCCGGTACCTGCAGATAAGGTTTTGGAGCAACAACCAGCCAAAGACCCATTTGGTTCACCGCCTGGTTGCAACATGCTTTGTTGCAAACCCTTGTCGGCTTCCTCAGGTTAATCACAAGGACGGAGACAAGCTCAACAATTCAGCAACCAACCTTGAATGGTGTACGGCCAAGCAAAACGTGCAACACGCTCACAGAAGCGGGCTGTATACCCATCCTGGGTCACCATTTGTTGCGGAACATCAGCGAGAGCTTCTGAAAGGAGTTTCCGTCAAGAAGATTATCAAGACGGTTGGTGGATCCGCTGCGACGGTGCGCGCAGTCAGAAACTCTCTTGGCTTAGATCCGTTGAGAGGATCTAAGCGCAAGAATGTTGACGTGGAGGCAGTTAGAGCATTTCAAGGATCAGTCAGAGAATGTGCGCGGAAGTTTGAGATAAGCAAATCTGTGGCGCACAAGATCAGAAAGGGAGTCTTGTCATGAGGGACTACGGCAAGGTGGTTCCGCGGTTCTGGACCGGATCAACGGGCAAGGCGCTGAAGGCGGCCGGGCCGGAGGCGGTCATCGTCGCCCTGTACCTGATGACCAGCCCGCACGCCAACATGATCGGCCTGTACTACCTGCCGATGATCTACATCGCGCACGAAACTGGCTTGGGCTTGGAAGGGGCTTCTAAGGGCCTTGCAAAGTGCATCGAAGCCGGGTTTTGCATGTACGACGAGGCTTCGGAGCACGTGTTTGTGCTTCAGATGGCCAAGTTCCAGGTCGGCGAGGGCATGAAGCCCACCGACAACCGTTGCAAGGGCGTAGAGAACGAGCTGTCCAAAGTGCCGAAAGGCGCATTGCAAAGCCGTTTCAGGGAGATTTACGGCGCCGCTTTCCACCTCGAAAAAGAAAGCCCCTCACAAGACCCTTCTAAGCCCCTTAGAAGCCAAGAGCAGGAACAGGAACAGGAACAGGAAGAAGAAGACTCCTTCGGAGTCTCGTCGCCAGCGGCGGAAGAACCGCCGCCTGCCGACCTGATCGGCGATACAGCGTCGGCAGGACGCCCCTGTCCGCACGAGGCCATCATCGCGGCATACCACGAGGCGCTGCCCACGTTGCCGAGCATCCGGCAGTGGACCCCAGCACGACGCAAGGCGCTGCAGGCCCGTTGGCGCGAAGACACCGACCGGCAAACGCTGGACTGGTGGCGCGGCTTCTTCGCCTACGTTGCCGAGTCCGATTTCCTGACCGGGCGCAGCAAGCGCGGAAACGGGCACGGCGCCTGGGAATGCTCGCTGCCCTGGCTGCTCAAGGCAGAGAACTTCGCCAAGGTGCTTGAGGGCCACTACGAAAACCGGGAGGCCGCATGAACCGCGAGCGAGTCATCGACGCAGAAGGCGCCGTACTCGGCGCGATGATGATCGACCCGAGGGCCTACTTCCGCGTGGCCGACATCGTCTCGGCCGACGACTTCGCCACCGGCCAGCACCGCCGCCTGTTCGACGTGATCGAGCAGCAGGCGAAGTCGGGTGGCGATCCTGACGCGGTGACCATCGGCGAGATCAGCCCCGACCTTGCCGGCCTGGCGGTCGAGCTTGCCAGCGTGACCCCGGGCGCAGCCAACATCACGGCCTACGCCGAAATCGTCGCCCGGCACGCGATGGAGCGCCGCGTGATCCAAGCCGGTCAGCGGATCGCCAAGCTGTCCGGCGCGGACGCCTACGCCGAGGCGCGCGCCATCCTCGACGCTTGCCAGCCCCGATCGCTGCAGTCTGTGGTCACGCTCAAGAGCGCCATGCGGGACTGGTTCTCGGACGTGTCGGCGAAGGCCGAGGCAGAAACGGAAACCGAGCTGACCGGACTGCCGACCTCGATCCCTTGGCTGGACGAGCAGACCGGCGGCCTGCAGCCGGGGAATCTCATCATCGTTGCAGCGCGCCCGTCGGTCGGCAAAACCCTGCTGGGCCTGCAGATTGCCCTGCACGCTGGGCTCGAAGGGCAGGCCGGCATGTTCTTCAGCCTGGAAATGAGCGCGCAGCAGCTCGCTGATCGCGCCGTCTCCGCGCTGGGCAAAGTGTCCACGCATGCCCTGCGCCGTCCCAAGTCGATGACCGACGAGGACTGGTCGGCAATCACTACCGGCGTCACGCGCGGTTCCCCGCTGCCGCTGTGGATCGACGACAGTTCAGGCGTGACCGCGTCGGACGTGGCGGCGCGATCTATCCAGCAGAACGCAACGCGCCGCCTGAGCTGCATCGTGGTCGACTACCTCGGACTCATGCGTCACCCGCGTGCAGATCGGCATGACCTCGCGATCGGGCAGACCACCGCCGCGCTCAAGGCCCTGGCCAAGCGTCTGCAGGTGCCGGTGATCCTGCTGGCCCAGCTCAACCGCGACGGCGACAACGCCCGGCCCACGATGCGGATGCTGCGCGACTCCGGCTCGATCGAGCAGGACGCGGACGTGATCGTGTTCCTGCATCGGCCCAGCGAGGAGAACTGGAGCCAGATCGAACTGATCCTGGCGAAGCAGCGCAGCGGCCCCACTGGCAGCACGTGGCTGTACGGCGACTACAGCCACATGTGGTTCAAGCCTGGCGAAGCTCCTGATCGCACCGAGCCCCCTCCGCCGAAGCCGCGAGGCTACCGATCCTCTGGCGCAGATCGCCGCGCCGGCTCCTAACAAAACCTCACCTCAGTGGAAGCAGCCATGCCCGTATCCCCTCACTACGCTGGACTGGATGAAATCGTCGACTGGGATGGACTGGGCCGCGTCCCCGTCCGCGCAGTGATCGAGCACTACCGTGGCGGCGCCTACAAGGCGGCCTTCATCCGTCGTGCGATCGCCGAAGGCAAAGCGCGGTCTATTTTCGACCTGTCCCGATGGGAAGGCGAAATGAAGCGCCGAGGACGCGATGCAAGCCGAACCGCAAACCGAAACCCGTATTCAGACTTCCAAGTCGCGCCAAAGAACAGGAGCAAGCCGTGGCCGTTGTGAAACCGTATTGGCTGTGCAAGGACGTGAGGGGCTTCGACGAGTGCGAGCGTTGCCTGCGCAACCCGGAGCGCGCCGAGAACGTGATGGCCGCGCTGGAGGATGGGCAGTCGATGCGGATTCCGATAGCGTCCGAACGTTCCTGCGCCGACGCGAAGCCGGCCAGCAACGCATGAGCGGCGGCCTGCGCTTCACCAGCGTGGCGGCTATGCCCGATGGAATGCGGCAGGCAGCAGAGCGCGCCCTGCACCGCGAGCAGCGCCTATCGGCCGTTCCCAAGCCCGTCGAGAAGGGCGACGCCCGACGCAAGTACCGCAACGAGCCGATCACGGTCGACGGCATGCGGTTCGACTCGAAGCACGAGGCGCGCCATTACGAGCGCCTGAAGCTGCTGCGACAGGCCGGCGAAGTGCAGTGGTTCACCCGGCAGGTGCCGTTCTGGCTGCCGGGCAACATCCGGATGGTGGTCGACTTTCTCGTGCGATGGGCAGACGGCCGCGTAAGCGTGCAGGACGCCAAGAGCCCGATCACGTCCGCCAACCGGACCTACATCAACAAGCGCAAGCAGCTGGAGGCCCTGTACGGGCTCGATGTCGAGGAGGTTTGAGGGATGAGCACCAGCGCCGTCGAGCAGATCCTGCGCATCGTTGCGGCCCTGCACCCGCACGGGCCGCAGTACCCTGGGAAGCCGCCCAAGGCGCAGCGCAGCACGCGGCGGGTCCGGCTCGCGTTGAAGTCGAAGCGATACCTGCCGGTGATCGGCGACCTTGGCCAGATCCTCGCCTACTCGCGCGCCCAGTGCGGAGCCAGCCAGTCGCAGACGCGCGTGGCCAAGCTCGGCGGCTTCACCCCGCTCGATACCGCCGCGCAAATCGGCATGGCGCACCTGGAGGACGAACTGCGCTGGATGCTGGAGTGGATCGCCGGAGACGATCGCCGCCTGCCGCTGCTGCAGCTCAATCTCGGCGCGACCATACGCGGGCACGCCAACTTCGAGGGCTGGAAGCTGAAGGCGGGCG